TCTCCGTCAGCCGGTCCATCAGTGATACTGAAGTGATCCGCAGACCACTCCAGTATTGGTTTTCTGAATAACCCGATCTTGTCGCCTGCCGTATATCCACCGCCAACCATTGCAAAAAGAGCCGTGATGGCCCCTATAGATTTGGTCGCGCGGTCAATATCCATCGCATCAAACGTCCCGGTTTTTCCCAATCCACTTCTGCACGGTGTCTGTCTCGTAGATACGGATGCCAGTCCAAACGATTGTGAAGATCGCCGCGATAGATGGAAGCACGCCAGTCAATGTCCCTACTACTGTGACAACAGATGCGGCGTCAGCGATATGCTTCACAGTATCGTCAACGGGCGGTCCCATCATGCTACCCTCGCCTCTAGCGCCTTAACACGAGCATCAAGCTCCTTAACCGCATTGATAAGAGCAAAAACAAGCGGCGTGGTGTTGATGCTGAGAAGATCAGACGTTTGGCCGGTCTGAGGATCAGTGTACTTCCAGCCACGCACCATGTCGGCAAAGGGAGTATTTTGAACCTCCTGCGCGACTAGGCCGACGTTTACCTTCCCGTCGTCCGCTGTGCCGTACGAGCCGTTAAACTGATACGTTACGGTGCGAAGCTGCTTTAGCTCGTTGATGCCAAAAGAGTACGGGGAGATGTTTTTCTTTGTTCTTTCGTCCGAAATATTACTCCAAGCAGTCGTACCATAAGCCTGCGGCGTAATTCCGTTACCAATCGTGAACGTGGTGGAATTGCTAACCCAGTTAATAACACTGTTAACTGAGTGAGTTGCGCTAGAGTTTGTCCCGTAGAAAGAAGTGTTGGTGTCGAGGTTGATGTTGCCGGTGCCACCAACAGAAGCCATGGCAACATTGCCGACCCTAAACCCATTTGTTGAGCCGGTTGATGTCGTAGCGCTCTGGAACGTAACATCGTTTGCAGTACCAAGGCCCAACGTCGTGCGCGCAGTAGAAGCCGTCACGGAAAACGAAATAGATGCCGCGCCGCTTGTTGTGGTGGACGAAAGACTAAACCCAGAAGAGGAAGAAGACGCACTGACGGAGGTGATGCCGGTCGTCCCACCACCAGACGGGGCAGCCCAAGCAGGCTGACCAGAGCTAACCGTCAAAACCTGACCGCTTGTTCCAATCGGTAATTTGACAAACGTACCGCTCGTGTTGGCGTAATAAATGTCGCCCTTTGTGCCACCTGTCGAAGACAGTTTTCCGTCAAGCTGCGTCTGAATGTTAGACGAGACGTTATTGAGATAGGAAAGCTCTGTCGGGGAAATAGAGGCAGCACCAGCGACAATTTCGCCAGCCACAACAAGCGACTTGCCAGCGCCGATATTCAAACCAACCGCAGGGCCACTGCCAGTCGGGTTGAAAACGGAGTCCAGCGTGTCTAGGTCCGTATTTAGTTTTCCACCCCAGCTATCCGTGCTGCCGCCAACTTCGGGCTTGGTTAGGTTGAGGTTCGTTGTATAGGAGTCTGCCATCCCATTTTCCTTTAGGACACGTTGTCAGTGACCGGGATCACCGTCCAAGTTGCAACAGCGTTCGGCTGCGGAACCCAACCATATTCATACCCTACGCCCAGAACATTGCACGTACCGTTGCTTGACGCAGCGACATTCGCCTCTGTTCTGCCGACGCCAGACGCGATGGAAAGACCAAGCGCGACGCCCATACCCTCGACAACATTGGATACACCAAGAACCGTTGCCGTTCCAGAAGCGGATGCGACGGATTGTGCCGTTGAGGACGCGACACCAGTGACAGAAGACGTTCCAGCCGCAGAGGCGATAGCAACAGCAAGCGGGCTTGCAACACCTGCGGCTATGGCTTCGTTATCTGACTGACCAACCGAAACAGCGGTCGCAGACGCAATACCCGTTACCGTCGAAGACCCGACAGCCGTGCCTGTGCCTTCTGGACCAACGCCTATTCCGGTCGCCGTGCTTGTCCCAGTAGCCGCTGCGACAGAGGGCACATAATACTGACCGACGCCGCTGACTGCGGCAGAGCCCGCAGAAGACGCAACAACCTCAAAAATGACAGCAGATACGGCAGAAGCCGTGCAAGACCCATCTGCCGTGCCAACGGACTGGACAATAACAGTAATGCCGCCCGAAATCGGTGCAGACGATATAGCTCCTGAGCTAATACCTAACATCATGTTATTTAAGCCCTAGCTTTGGCTAACCGATCAGACTTCTCATGCACCTGAGTACGAGTTAAATCGACACCCTGCGGAACGTCGGCTGGGTCGATTATATCATCTATAGCGTCACCCTTGCGTAAGGCATGAACGCAATAAGCAACCGTGTTGTCCTCAAGAGCCGTAAACTTATGGGACACACCAGCTTTGATGAAGATGATGTGCGGAGCCCTAAAGAAACTGATCTTACCGTTAACGTCAGCCTCCAAAGCGCCAGAAGCCAGCAGCGTCTGGTGGTCGAACGTATGCTCATGGCCGATGTTGCAATCGCCCTTTTTCTCAAACACAAGCTGCTCGATATAGACGTTTGAAGAGCAGCTAATTTTTACCTTGGGGCGCGTCATTAAAGCACCGTGATTGCGAGGTCGCCGGGAGCGGAAGGCCACTGTACATTGTCAATGTCGGTAACGGTAGGGGGGAAGTCCCGCAGGCTCTGGCGGTAAGAAAGCCACGCCTGATATTCCTGCTCAGTGATAGACGTTGGAGCGCCTGCGTCTTTCTGATCTCTGTGTCGCTCAATGATCCACGAACATTCAGCGATCTTTTCATTTCGAGCTTCGCGCAACTGCACCCACTTGTCCGCAGTCTTTTGAGCATCAATCGCCTGAAGTTCTTCAGCCGTGTACTTGTCGGATTGCACCCAAGTCCGAACCCAAACGCCGCCAACCAAAGAAGGCTGTCCTTCGATGATTACCTTGAGCGGATCGTCAGCCGGAATAGGACCGGGGCGCACGGCTTCATACCCTTCAGGAAGGCACGATGCGAAATCAGTCGTAAACGAGGTATTCGGGAACCGAGATTTAATCTCATGCTCCGTCAGCGGGTACTCCGCAATCTGGTTGTTCTCAATACGAGCGTACATGACTTACCTCATTGACCACACATGTATGGGAAAGTGCGCGCCGTTCCCGGCCATATGATGCGGATCGCTCCCTGCCCTGAAGTCGCAGCAGGGGTAGTTGTGCTGGTATTATCCGCCCCGCCGCCCCCGCCGCCATAAGCCCCTCCAGATGCGGCGCGAGCGGTCGTCGTTACAGGCAAAAAGGCATCAGCGCCTCCAGAGCCGCCCGTTCCACCAGCCGGAGCATCTCCGCCTGAGCCTGTTCCGCCAATTCCGTTTACCCCCAATCCATAAAGTCCAACGCCGCCGCCAGCACCACCGCGATTTCCACCCCCACCCTGACCCCCGCCCCCAGCGCCGCCGCCTGATCCATTGGCTCCCGGCGTATTCGCAGACGTAGATTGGTTGGCGTTGCCTCCGTTCCCGGTATAACCAGCCGCCCCGCCGCCGCCTCCAGACGTGTTAGTCGCAGAATATCCGCCCTTACCGCCGTTTCCTCCACCAATGCTACCACCAACTGTGCTTCCGGTTCCGCCATTCGATCCAGTCGAGTTCGCGGCCAACCCAGCACTTCCGCCACCGGCCCAAACGCTTGCCGTTCCTGTCGTAGTGCCGTTAAACCAAGTATCACCACCAGCAGTAGCGGTAGTTGCGGAATTTTTCCCGGCCCCAACAGACAGATTTATCGTAGCACCGGGCGTAACTGCCAAATCATTATACCAGCGCAGGCCGCCACCCGCGCCTCCAGAACCGCCACTGCTGCTAAGTAGGCCGCCGCCACCGGCTCCAACACAGAGAACGGAAACGGACGTCACACCCGCAGGGACGGTCCAAGTTCCAGAACCTGTGGTCGTGATGATCTGTTCGTTTGTGTTTTGAGATGTGCTGGATGGATACTTGCTGCTTCCAATAACAATACGCACGCCACCGGGACCACCCGTGCCAGCAAAAAATGCGCGAGCGTAATACAACCCACCACCCCCGCCGCCGCACAAGCCACCGCCAGTGTTGTTATTTTCGTTAAAGTTTACACCGCCAGTTGCGCATGTTGCACCAGACGTTCCGCCAGAGCCGCCGCCACCTCCAACAGCCTGACCTGTGCTTGTATTTGTATTTGTAGTAGCGCCAGCCCCGCCAGCCCCAGAGGAGCCAGAGCCATAAAGACCAACACCGCCGCCACTGCCGCCAGCAATGCTGCCAGAAGATCCGTTAAATGTTGCGCCACCACCACCACCCGCGCCTCCGGTTCCACTGCTTCCAGCCCCGCCAGCTGCGGTGGTGCCATCTCCGCCTTGCCCGCCCGCTCCAGAATATCCCCCCGCGCCGCCGCCGCCGCCTGCGCCTTTTGTTGGGCTATTATAGTTTCCTAATCCGCCAGAGCCGCCTGCATACCCAGCGCCAGTGACACCGGAACCTATGGTTGCAGTTCCGCCAGCCCCGCGTACTGTGTCGTCGGTGTAGCCGCCCTTGCCACCACCAGCGAGAAGTAAGACTGTCGTGCTTCTCTTTATATAGCTATCGCCGCCAGCGAGCCCAGAGCTGCTGGCGCTGGAAGCTCCGCGACGGCCAACACCTATTGTTAAAGTTTCCCCCGGAGTGACTGGAATTGACCCATAGGCCAAAGCCCCGCCACCGCCACCGCCGCCAGAGGCGCTAATAGATTTGTCTGTGTATTGATAACTACCAGCCCCGCCACCGCCAATAACGACAGCACTAATCGACGTAACGCCAGACGGTACGATCCAAGAAAACTCGTCAGTTTGTCCAGTTGTCGGGCTTGTACCGCCGATATTATTGTTGATCTGATAAACAGCCGGAAGCCCATCCAAGGCAGACAGACCGGACCCAGCCGCTTTTCCAGCACCAAACATCAACTATCTCCGTTACGGCGTGTAGTTCTGGCTAACCGTGACACCATACCAATTCGTTCCGTCAGCAAAGAATGAAAAAATGTCCTGCTTGCTGGCTGTTGCAGTAATCGTTGGTGCAGTGCCACCCGGCCACTTAACAGTCGTCCACGTCACCGTCCTGCTTCCAGTCCCATCCTGCTTGAGCAACAGGATAAACGAACGCCCAGCCGTCGCCGTCGGCATGGTGATCGTCGCATTACCCGTCAGCGTGATGACTTGGAAAGACCCGTTGGCAAGATCGAGCGTAATGGCCGTTGAGGAGTTAGCCGTATAGACTTCCTCCGTATAACCATTCGTGAACGTGCCAGCCTCGATGGTTTTGTTCGTTAGCGTCTGCGTGTCTGTCGTGCCGACAATGGTTCCAGTCGGAGCCGTGACAGTCGTAACGGCAGACGTTCCGTTGCCCTTCAGGATGCCCGTCAACGTCGTTGCGCCTGTGCCTCCAGAAGCGACGCCAAGCGTACCAAGGTTGATCGGAGCGCCAGACGCATCGACCTGAACGGTCTTGGATGCGGCGAGCGTGATAAACACATCCTTCGTGCCAGCGGAAAGGTTCACCGCGCTGCCAGCATTGGACGACGCATAAACGGTGGTTCTGGTTAGCTCATTCGCAGCCGAATAAGTGCCAAGACCAACTTCCCATTCATTCGCCGTCTGGTGCTGGATCGCATAGAAGCACGTATCGCTGACAGACATGACAGCCGAAAACGTGCGGAAGCTGCTTGGGGCGGTGCCAGAAACAGTAACCGCACCAGTTCCGGTCGTCGTCGATGTGTCTCTGACCCTATCAGCGGTAACGTGCGCCATCGCTATTATTCCTCAGTGATGGTCGAAGCAGTCGTCAGACGGGGAATGACGCCAGACGTAACAGCGATGTTCGGCGTGATCGTGCCGCTGTAGTAGAGGACGCCAGAGCCGGTAGAGGCCGAACCGACACCGAAATACGTCAGAGTTTCTGTGCCGCCAGTGCAAGCTGCAAAGTCGATATTGGCGACAGGCGAAACGCTGTTATTGGTGACAGTCCAGCCGCCAGTTGTACGGGCAACAGCTACGCGCGCATACGACGTGTAAGTCGCCTCGCTCGTGGACTGGTTGCCAGCCTCACCGGGGTCTGCCGTGTGCAAAGACACATACAGATTGGTGAGCGGAGAAGCCGACGCATTATCTGCCAAATTGGCGATAGCGGTGGCGTTAAAAATCAGTTTAAGCAGGGAGTTTTCAAAGGCGTTAGACTTGGACATTGCAAAGCTCCTAGTAGTTTACTCTGGTTTTAGCCACTAGCGGAGAACCGCTATGAAGCGACTTCTGGGACTCTCCATTCAATGTCTCAACACGCTGGAGATAGATGCTGCTAAAGACCGGAAGTCGCTGGTCATCCAGCAGGAACGGAGCGGCGTGCGTCAAAGCTCCATAAAGGTAAACGTCTGGAGCCTTGGTCAGAAGCCAGTTGGTGTTGCTCGTGATAACAGACGGGACAGCGCCGTAGTAAACCATCTCGATTTCGACGTTGTTCGCCGGATCAGGGATCAGTTCAATCGCGCCGTCCATCAAGGAGTACGCGCCAACCTGCGTGTAAACCTGAGCCTTCTTTAAGCGATCTGCCTCGTCAAGCGTGACGTAGCGAAGCGGACTTTTGCCGCCTACGATCTGAAGGTTGATGCCCTCAAGCCAGTCAACAGGAAGACCGACAAACTCAGCCGCGCTGGTTGCCGTCGCCCGCTTAATCATTTCGCGGCAGCGGAGCCTGCTATTTATGTCTGCCTCAGCGAACTGAATGAACATCGGTATCTGAGCCGTCAGATCCTGACGGTTCAGATAGTCAGCAATGGCAGACTGGAGCGTGGCATAGTTCGTAATCATCAGCTCGCTACCCAGTGCGTCCTGAACGGAGCGCCTTCTTCAGAGGCAAGCCATCTGCGAAGAGCAACCCTGTCCTGAAGAATACCCTTTTTCTTCAGATCAAGATACACCAGCATGGGCAGGGACGCCACTCGAACCATGCCGTCTGGCAGCTTCTCAGTGCGGCTAATCTCGTTGCGAGCAGCCTTCGCTCGCTCTGCAATTTCGTCAATCTGGGCAGTGGTTTCTAGGACAATCTTGTTGTCCGTGGTGAAGTGCATCTTCTGCATGGTTCCGGTCAGGCTGTCGTGGGACAGAATGAACGAACCGGGCGCAAATTCTTCAGCCATTAGTCTCTCCAGTAGAAAGGGGCCGGGAGAACCCGGCCCCTCCTATCATCACGAAGCGATGAGGTTGGCGATGACGGCGTGGGCCTTCTCGCTCTTGATGCGGAGGCCGTACTCGACCACCATTTCCTTCTTGTCGCTGTCGCCGGTCTTGGCGATGTCGAACGTGCGGAACGGACGCAGGTACGAAACCGAAGCGTATTCCGGGTCCAGCACGAAGGCAAAGTTGCCGGGCTGGAAACGGTTCGGCACGATAGCCACCTCGCCGAAGTCGCCGAGGTACACATCCGCCGTCGCAATGATCTTCATCGGCGTGGCGGAGGTGTAGTTGATGCGCTGCTGGGCGAGGCCGGCGAACGCAGAGGCAACCGTCTTGTTATAGGCGTTGACCATGAACACGGTCGGATCGCCGCCCTGCTCCCAGACCTGCTGGATGGCGGTCTTGAGCATGGTTTCGGTCAGAGCAACGTCCGTCGCGGTCGAAAGAGCCGTCCACGCCGTCGAGGGATAGCCGTTGCCGGAAGCGCCAGACATCGAGGAAACGGTCGCGCCGTTTGCCTGCGAGTTGGTGATGAGCCACGTCGGAAGACCGGCGGTCTTACGAGCGGTCGAGGACGAGTTGCCCGCCACGCCAGCTTGGTTGCTGGTGAGGATGGCTTCCATGTCGCGCTTCAGCTCTTTCGACTTCTTCGCGGTCTGGTAGGCCATCTGCGTGCGCATACCGGCGTTGTTCACCGCATCGTCGGTGCCGGACACGGAGATCACCTTCGTGGAGATCTGCGTGTAGTTGGCGACACGGACGGTCGGCGTGAACTCAGCGTTGCCGGCGTCAGCGCCTTCGATAGCCGCGTTCGCGGTGTCAGCGGAAGCGAGAACGTCCGTCTGCCACTCGAAGTAGGTGTTGTCCGCGCTGTCACGACCAATGTTCGACATGAACGGCGTGTCAGTGGGAGAGATGTCATAGATGATGTTCGACAGGTCTTCGCGGATGCTGTTGGGACCGTCGTACGTGGTAACTTTGGTAACGCTAGGCATGTTATTTTCTCCGAGAGTCTATAAGACCAAAAAGTGCAGCCGCGTCGTTGACGTGACCAGACGATTTGAGACGCTGTCTCATTCGCGACATATCAGTAGAGCGTTGTGGGGAGGAAGCTGCGCTGCCACCTTTGATCGGCTTCGGCCCTTGCTGCTTTTGCGGCTGGGGACGATTGGCCATCAAGGCGTCGTACTTGCGCGCCTTCTCCAGAACAAGAAGAGAGCGAGGGTCGTAAGCGTTAGCCAGCTCTTGCTCAGTATAGCCTACCTTTTTGCCATACTCGCGAAGTTGCTGCCGCGCCTTCGTCCACTTCTCTTCATCGCGCCACTCTGGATTTTGATCTTTGAGAAACTTCAAGCCCTCATCGACCATCATCTTCAAGCGTTGCTGTTCTTCGACCATCATTCGCTGCTCAAGACGTGCCTTTTCGACTTGCGTCTGAGCAAGGCGCTCCTTGTAGTCGCGCCATTGGTCCCTGATGATCGGATAGTTGATCGGATCTTCGCGATGCAGCTCCTCCCAGTTCGGTTCCTGCGGCGCAAATTGTGCTAACTGCGCTTCAAGCTCCGATAGGCGTTGTCCGTAATGCGACCGCTCAACTACCACCTGCTCCTTTTCTGCCTCAACCTGCCGGCGCTCATCTGAGAGAGCCTGCATTTTTCGCGAATAATCGGCGTTCCTTTGATAACCAGCGATGGCCTCTTTCAGCGGGATTTGCTGTGTCTTGCCGTCGATCTTGACGGTGACAAGCGTATCCTCTGAAAGCTCCTCCTGCTCATCATCGGTAGCCCCGACATCTTCGGCCTCTTCCTCCTCAGACGATCCCTCAAGGGGAGCCTCTTCGTCCTCAGAAGTAGTCTCATCGACCGTATCTGCCGGTGCCTCAGTCTCTTCGACTTCGGCATTAGCTGCTTTCTTTTTCGCAGGTTCCGGTTGCGCCGCAGGGGCGTCCATCAGTGCTGCGAAGCGGTCAGCGGCTTCTGCAAGGCCGAGTTCGCTAGGCTGCGATTGTTCGGCTGTAGCCATATAATTACTCCTAAGTTAGACGCTCTTCAAGCGCCGGTTAAACCGATCAACCGCAGGCTCCGCCGCAAGGGAGGTTAGCTCGTTTCGGAGATCGGTTATGGCGCGCACCATGTAGTACGCGGCATCTCTGTCACCGGAAGCGTCAGGAGCAGTCCGCTTCCAGTCGTCAATATATCGGGCTTCCAAACGGCCAAAGACTTCAGCCATCGCCTTCGAGGAGGCGAACGCCTTGGCTTCCCGATAAAGCTCTTCCTGCTCAAACGTCGCCATTTACTGCATCCCCATCGGAGGCACGCCCATCGGAGGCATGGGCATCTCAGGCTGCGGAGCCATCTGAGGCTGCGGAGGCGGCGCATAAGCCTGCGCCGTCTTAAACATCTCTTGGATCTCAGTGCGCTGCTTGTC